GAAAATAGGAGAGAGGAATGTCCTTGATATGGGTGACAAGTTTGCTAAGACAGCAGGGTTTGCTAGGACGGATGAAGCATTGAAAGCTAATGCCGTCCATGCTCGTATGATAGCAAAACAGCATAAGTGTGCCATATTTTATATGTCACAGTTATCTGCCGAAGCAGAAGGCAAGGTTGTTCTTAACCAAGCCATGATGGAGGGCAGTAGAACAGGTAAGGCAGCAGAAGCCGATTTGATGATTTTGATAGCAAAAGATGCACCTGTAAATAAGAAAGGTGGAGATGACGATGGTGGTGAGGAAAGTACACTGCGTCACATCAATGTTGTTAAGAATAAATTGTCTGGTTGGCATGGTCGCATTGTCTGTGATTTAGATTACAAAACAGCGAGGTATACAGCATGATGAATTTAGGTTTAAATAAATTTACTAAAAAAGACTTGCCCAACTTAGAGTCTAAAATAACAATATCTAAATTCAAATCAGATCAATGTGAGGAAGAGAATTACCATAGAGCCTACTATAATAATCCTTACAAGAGAGATATTGAAAGAATAGAAAAATTAATATCCTTGATACATGAAGATTTAGAAATAGAAGATTATAAAGATGGTCTTGTTTTAATAAATAAAAAATTTGTTGTATCTTTATTGCATAATAACTGGAGAGTTTTAAATAAAAATATATGGTATAAGCACAAAGATATTAAACATTTTGTAAGCAACTATATAAGAAAGGACACAGCATGATTACACAATTACTATCATTTCTTTTTGGTAATCTTGATGTTAAAGATATCAAAAGAAAAGAAGAACTAAAAGAGACAGCACTAGAAATATCTAGGAACGCATTACGGCAATATAATAAACAAAAGGATGGATATGTTTATATGATATCCAACCCTGCATGGAAAGGGTGGTACAAGGTTGGTATGGCTGTTGATTCGCAGGATAGGTGTGGTAGTTATCAAACATCTAGTCCTCACAGAGATTATAGATTAGAATACAGCAAATATTTTTTAAATCGTAAAGTGGCTGAAGAGATAGCACATGAAGTAATAAGTGAGATTTCTCTTGACAGAAATGGAGAATGGTTTAGAGTAAGTGTTAATAAGATTCGAAAAATAATCAAGGGAATAGATTATGAAATTAGTGCTTGATGTAGAGAATACTGTAACCAAACGGAACGATAGGCTACACCTAGATCCTTTTGAAACCAATAACTCCCTTGTCATGATTGGAATGAAGAGTGAGCTTGGTGAGCAGGTAGTTACGTTTGACCACAGTGAAACAGAACCCACACCAGATGGGCAAAAGATTGTTCAAGATATGCTTGATAAGGCTACAGTTCTTGTATGCCACAACGTATCACACGATCTCCTCTGGTTGTGGGAGTCTGGTTTCAAGTATGACGGTATTGTTTTTGACACAATGTTGGGGGACTACGTTTTACAGCGAGGTCAAAAGAAACCGTCATCACTTGAGATGTGTGCAGAGAGGTATGGACTAGAAACAAAGAAGCAAGATACATTAAAAGAATATTTCAAAAAAGGGTTCTCTGTTCGTGACATACCTCATGCCGAGTTATCTGAGTATCTAGTGGCAGACTTACGTGCCACCGATGAACTATCAGATAAGATATTCGGCAGATTATATGGTAAAGATAGTGGGTTGATGAATACTGTTAGCCTTACAAACATGGTGGCTGTTTGTTTGTGTAAGATATACAGGAATGGTTTTGCTGTTGATTATGTAGGATTAGAAGAAGTTAGACAAGAGTTCGAAAAAGAAAAGAGACAGCTTGTACAAGATTTAAATGTACAAGTTAGAGAACTCATGGGTGATGTTCCTATCAATCTGAATAGTCCAGAGCAACTATCGTGGGTTATATACAGCCGTAAGCCAAAAGATAAGAATGATTGGTCTAGCTGTTTCGATCACAATATGGACTACAATGGTTTTAAAAGCAAAGTTCTGGACAAAGCTGAAACTATTTACAAGAAGAAAGCATTTAAATGTGAAGCCTGTGATGGTAAAGGTGTGATACAAAAGATGCGAAAAGACGGTAAGCCATATGCCAGACCTACAAAATGTTCCACATGTAATAATCTTGGGTTTATATACAAGAATGTTGGAAATGAAGTAGCTGGTCTAAAGCGACAGCCACCTAATTCACGTTGGGTTAGTCACAGTGGTTTCACAATCAACAAAGCAAATGTAGAGATACTTGAGAACATGGCTAGACGAGAAGGTGACAAGACAGCAGAAAGTTTCTTGAAGAAGATACGCAGGTTGTCTGCTGTAGAAACATACCTATCTAGCTTTGTAGAGGGCATAGCAGACCATGTTAAGAGAGATGGTAAGCTACACGTTAGATTACTACAGCATCGCACCTCTACTGGACGATTTAGTGGAGCAGACCCTAACATGCAGAATATGCCCAGAGGTGGTACATTTCCTGTGAAGAAAGTATTTATATCTCGTTGGAACAAAGGTAAGATACTTGAAGCAGACTTTGCACAGTTAGAATTTAGAGTTGCAGCATTTTTGTCGCAGGATAAAACTGCCATTCGTGAGATATGTAATGGTGTGGATGTTCATGCCTACACAGCAAAGATCATATCGGAAGCAGGACAGCCTACTACAAGACAAGAAGCTAAAGCACATACCTTTGCACCTCTTTATGGTGCTACAGGGTATGGTAGAACAAAAGCTGAAGCTGAATACTACGAGCAGTTTACCAAGAAGTATGACGGTATAGCTAACTGGCATAGTAATCTTGCCCAAGAAGCTATAGATACTTTGAGGATAAAAACACCATCTGGCAGAGAGTTTTCTTTTCCAGATGTTGAAAGAAAAGGCAATGGTAAAGTTACGTATGGGACACAGATTAAGAACTATCCTGTACAGAGTTTTGCTACTGCCGACATCGTTCCTTTGGTTCTGATACGAATAGAGGAAGCCTTGCAAAATATGCAAAGCTGTATTGTAAATTCTGTACATGACTCTATCGTTATAGACATTCATCCAGATGAACAAGATCAAGTTTTAAAGGTGATGAAAGATATTAACAAGAACTTAAAAAATATAGTTGACAATCATTTCAATATAGACTTTAATGTACCCTTGTTATTAGAATCAAAAATAGGAAATAATTGGCTTGACACTAAAGATGTCATGTGATATAACTATAGTTCTTTAAGTAAGATAGGAGATAAATATATGAGTGCAAACATTACAACAATAGATACAGATAACTATGCAGTTATGGCGAAAGCTATGGGTATGGCATCTGAAAGCGATACAAAGAAGAAGTCCAGTACACTGGCTCGACTACGTATCAATCATTCACCTTTGATGGGACAATCTGAGATCAATGGCAAGTCTGTCAATGTCGAAGTTGTCGAGGGTGGTACATACAAACTTGAAGTACCAGATGGTGAAACATTTTATTCCACCACAGCGAGTGTTCGTCCGTTTATGCAGAGGTATATGTATAAGCGATTTGTCATGGGTTCTGGTGATACACCAAACAAATACATTAAGACAGTTATGAATGACAATCTTAATGTTGACCTAAAGGACAATGACGGTGGTTTCAACTGTGGTAAACCTGCAGGGTTCATTCAAGACTTCAAGGCTCTGGATCAATCTACACAGGATCTTATAAAGCAGATCAAAAGAGTGCGTGTTATCTTCGGTACTATTGATATGAAAGATGCTGTAGATTCAAACGGTGTAACTTCTGAGTTAGGCACTACACCTTTCATATGGGAAGTAGAAAACAGAGATGCTTTCAAAACTCTTGGCAACTGTTTTGTTAAGTTGTCTAAGATGAAAAGGCTACCACCACAGCATACATTTGAGGTAGCTACTGAGCAGAGAAAATTACCCAACGGTAATAGTTTTTATCTTCCTTCTGTTGCTGTCAACTTGACAGATATAATAAAGCTTTCTGACGAAGATCAGCAAACATTTGCAGACTTTATGCAGTGGGTTGACAACTACAATGATTACATCATCGGTGCTTGGGATGAGAACTCTCGTAAGAAAGAGGATATGGACGTTGATGTTGTTGATGAGATCATTGAAACAGAGGAGATACCATTCTAATGAACCATCCCTCTGAAATGGCACTGCATCAATACTTGGAAGATGCTATCAATGGAAAGACCTCTATGTCTGCCAAAACTATAGCAGGTATAAAGAAAGACATAGGGGAAGCTCTCAAGCGTCAGTTTGGTAGTCGTACAAAGCGTAGGAAGTTTCAACTGCGTATGTCAAATGTGGGTAGACCTACCTGTCAACTATGGTTTGAAAAAAACATGCCAAATTACGCAGACCCTCTACCTACAACATTCGTAATGAACATGATGCTAGGTGATATTGTTGAAGCTGTGTTTAAGGGTTTGATGAAAGAAGCTAAAATTGATTTCCAAAACTCAGAAAAAGTTTCATTAGACATTGCCGACACAAAAGTTAGTGGCACATATGATTTAGTATTGAATGATGCTGTAGATGATATTAAGTCTGCTTCAGATTGGTCTTATCGAAATAAGTTTGAATCATTCGATACTCTTGCAGAAGAAGATCCATTTGGTTATGTGGGACAGTTGGCAGGTTACGCTAAAGCTTCTGGCAAGAAAGCAGGTGGTTGGTGGGTTGTAAATAAAGCTAATGGTAGTTTTAAATATATACCTGCTGATAACATTGACGTTGACAAAGAAGTAAAAAAACTAGAAGATAACGTCAGAGTAGTAACACTTAATAAATTTAAAAGGTGTTATGATTCAGAAGAAGAAACATTCAGAGGTAAGCCAACTGGTAATAGAGTGCTTAGTAAAACTTGTTCCTTTTGTCGATACAAACATTCGTGTTGGGAAAACTTACAAGAATTACCGTCTTTGTTATCTAAGGCTAAAGAACCTAAGATTGTGTCATATGTTAGTATTGGAAAGGAGAAAGTAGCATGAATGATAAATCAAATCCCACACTAGAGGAAATGGCTAGTGAAATATCCGAAATGGAAAAACAGCTAATGGAGATGAAAAAAGCATACCGTGAGAGAAAATACGAAGGTCTAAAGATAGCTATGGACGCTAGAAAATCTGCAGACGAAGCTCTTAATGATGAACTAAAAGCTCTTGGCTTAAAAGCATTTCCATTTAGTAGAGCTACATCTGTCTGGTGGTAAGTGTACGGAGGTAAAAAATATGATCTAGCACGTAGGCTAGGTTTTCGTAGTGGTCTTGAAGTAAAGATCGCAGATGAGTTGAAAGAACTCTCCATTCCATTTATATACGAGGGTATGAAGATAGAATGGGAAGACCTAGCTTATCGTATGTATACACCAGATTTTGTATTGCCAAACGGTATTATAATAGAGACTAAGGGCAGATTTACTGTAGCTGATAGACGGAAGCATCTTTTAATAAAGAAGCAACATCCTAAATTAGACATTAGATTTGTGTTCGAAAATGAAAACAACAAACTGAGAAAAGGATCTAAAACCTCTTACGGTAAATGGTGTGAGAAGAATGACTTTCTTTATTGCAACAGAGTTATACCAAAGAAGTGGCTAAAGAAAAGAGGTACAAAGACACATCCGACTCTCATACAATTTAGGAATAAAAAACATGGCTAAAGAACCTTTAAACTATTTAGGCTACAGAGATGAAGAGATTAGCATACGTGTATCACCAGAGATTGAAAATGATAGGTGGACAGGTAGTCTTCTTTTAAGTATTGATGCTTTTGATACTAATCCTTTAAATGATGTAGACTATTTTTCACTTATGAATTTTGTACGCATGATAATGGCAACTCCTGTTTTAGTAGA